CAAAGCCTTGAAAATCTGGCAACACCACTGTGCGATGTTCCTTCCATACATTTTTCACCTTTGGATGAGGGAATGGTAAAATCGCCGTCATTGCGGCCGGTTGCCCATCAATGGTTGCAAGATATATTTTTGATGCGGTGTTTATATCAGCACTTAGATAGTGATGACCTTTGAATACCCGCCAGATGGAATTATGCACCCGCTGTATCTCGATTTCAACTGGTGGTCGCCTAAGTAACCTCCGTGAAAATTCCATTGTGGATACATCATAGATCCAATCAGGCTCTAGCCATTCAGCAACATCATAATGACAGGTTACAGCCACAAACTGACGATTCATTTTGCGAACAAACTTCTGAACTGCAAAGCTACCGATCTGCGCTACCGTTCTATCAACCAATGATGTAAATTCATCAAAAACCAATACGCCTTCAGTTTCTAAAATGGCTCTGGCTAAGTCTGCACGAAACTTCTGACCGTTGCTTAGACAATGATATGGAAGCAACCACGATGGTGGACTTGCAAAGCCAACATGACTTAAAGCGTCAGTTATAGATTTAATGTCCAGATCAGATGCAAATGAATTAACAAATGCGTCTTTGCCCCATTCATGCCCTTCAAAAAACAATTCATTTTCAAATGCACGTTTAGCGATGGTTGTTTTACCCGCACCAGATGCACCCACAATCAAACCAATTGACCAAGGTTTATCCTCAATCGGTAGATTAACAGACCATTCCTTGACCATTTCTGTGGTCATTGGGACATCAAACATTCCCACGATCTTTTCTGTTCGGAAAGTGGGCTGATAATCCGTTTTCACTACATGGTTAAAACGCGGCATTTCAATCCCTGTTCCGTTAAAATTTGATAAACTTTTTCCTGTTCCTCTTCATTGGCACAGGTGACAGCTATTTCAAAAACAGCTTCGACGCTTTGTTCTTCAGCGATTCTTGTTTCTTCAAACGCATCTGCATTCAAAGAATCCAAAAATTTATCATCAAAGCCCAGTAAGTCTAAATTAAAACTTTCAAGGCTTAGGTCTTCAATCTCTGCCTTCAGCATATCCATGTCCCACCCTGCGTTTAGGGCAAGCTGGTTGTCTGCTATCACTAGGGCGCGTTGCTGTGCCTTTGTAAGATGGTCAAGGATAATAGCTGGCACTTCTTCCATGCCCAGCTTTCTTGCTGCCAGTAGGCGTCCATGTCCTGCAATGATCGTGTTATCGTCATCTATCAGGATTGGGTTAGTCCAGCCAAACTCTTTTATGCTGGCTGCGATCTGGGCCACCTGTGCATCGCTGTGCGTGCGGCTGTTGGCGGCATATGGGATTAAGTCTGCGACGGAGCGCGTTTCAATTTTAGGTGTCATCTCAGCTTCCAATAAGGTCTGGTATTTGTTCAATACACCAGCAATCATGAAATGAAAAGGTCTCCCTGCTTTTGTGCATCTTCAATGCGCTTGCAGGCTATGTCGAAATACTTAGGTTCGCGCTCTATGCCAATAAACTTCTTGCCCATCTGAACTGCAGCAACGCCTGTGGTTCCACTTCCCATGAACGGGTCTAGGATTGTCTGTGCGTCTGGAATATACCCCATGCACCAAAGCATAACAGCGACAGGCTTTTGTGTGCGGTGAACTCTTTCGCCTTCCTGTAGTTGGTCAAATTGGAAAAGCCGTGCACTTGCGTCAAGATTAGTCCACGCCATTTCAATTTCTGCAAATGAACGCCCCTGAAAGCGACGACCTTTGTCCCAAACTAGAACGCAGCGAGTAGGTGGCAGTGGAAAGTAATTTCCGCCCCAAACAATCTTTTGGCAGTCCATGTTATCAAGCCAAGATAGGTCGGCAGGCTCATTGTCCCACACGGCCTCTTTCTCCATACGCGATGCAACGCAGCCGCCTAGGTTCATTCGGTCAGCACTAATTCCATAAGGCGGATCAGTCACAACAGCGTCAACCTTACCGAGCGTCGGCAGAATGTCGCGGCAGTCTCCTAGATACAGCGTTGCGTTGCCAATGATGACAGGTTCAACCATTCTCTAACTCAATCAGCTTTGACAGATAGTGCTGGCATTTTTGCAAATCTTGCGTTCCGTTCTTATCACGATAGCGAGATAAATACTTTATGCAATTACCCTGCAAATAACCTGAGAAAGCTTCTTGAGACATCCAGGCCTCCATTGCATCCCAGGGCTGTACTGCCTTGGATGCGTAATGATCTCCGCCTACTTGATGTGAATTAATATCCTGCATCTTCATCCTCCTCATAATCAAACGGATCATAGCCCTTTAGCATTGCATCGACTGCAACCATAATAGGCCCACTGATACGAACCTTGCCAGATTCCATCTTGCGGACGCTTGTTGCGCCGTTGTCTGGCGATAGGCGGAGAGCGTCAGCCATTTCTGTTACGCTGTAGCCCATGCGGTGACGGGCAAGCTTTAGCTTTTCAGGTGTCATGCCTCTGCCTTGCTCTTTTGCAGCGCATGAACGATTGTGGTGTGATCACGACGAAGTATGCGGCCAATTTCTGTCATTGTATGTCCCTTCTCGCGCAGCATGACAGCGCACTTGCGCCTTACTGCTACCAATGGCTTGAACTTGCGTGGGCCTAAAATGTCCTCCAAAGTGAAGCAATGCGCTTTAGCAATGGCTTCAACTTGCAGCAAGTTGGCTTGCCTAGGCGTCATGCCTAGACTGTCAACAAGCTCGACTTCTTGTTCTTCTTCTTCCAGGAGAAAATCGTCATCAAACATCATGCGTCCTTTAAGAAAATTCCGTCAATCATTTTGCCCTTGCGGTCTTTAATTTCCTGCCATGCGCCATCGATGCAATCCTCAATCATCATTCCGTTCTGTGCCGCCATGATAGTTAGAACGACAACCATGTCTCCGATGGCGTCTGCAAACTCTATGTCGTTCTTTTTAGCGATAGAGTTAGCCAGCTCTCCAGCTTCCTCAATAAGCTTTACGAATTGGCTTTTCATATCGCTCCCTTCGATCAGGTTGCGGTCTTTTGCCCATTGGCGAATTAAATCTGCGTAAATCATTTTATGCACTCCCTTTATGCGTTTACTGTTTCGTTAAGCCAAACCAATTCCTCTAAGGTTTCCAATGGCTGTTCATCGAAGTGAACCATTTCCTGGCGCAGTTCTATGTGCTGATGCTCATGTATGTCAGGGCCATTGCCACGGAAGTTTTGTCCAAAGCGTGACTGCGCCCATGCGCGTTGCTGGCGATCACGTTCTGCGTTGAAGGCTTTAAGCGCGTCGATGGCGGCTTGCGCTAGGTCTGTAAGGCTTTGGCTCATTGTCAGTCTCCTTGTTGGCGGGATAATTCCCTTGCTGATGCCTGCTTATAAAAAGTGGCATTTATTCTGTAAAGCACTTTTTTCAATCAATTACGATTTTTGTCGTTTTGCGTGTGCGATGGCAGCGATCGCCCATGCTTCTGGTGCGCCTTTGTATCTGCCCTTAGCCCAGTTCTTTCGTATATCATCCATAGATATGCTTCCAAGGTCATATTTAGCCAGGTCGCAAATAAGGTTTGTGGCTGCGCTCACCTGACTGTGAATTCCCCGTCAACCCTTCGAAGGTATCCGCGTTCTTCAGCAATACGCAACCAACGCTCTGGCTTGGCACTTAGCTCGACAGGCTCACCGCAGCGAAGCGACATAATAAATTCTTCAAACCTTGCCTCTGTGTTATTCAAACAGATGCGAAGCGCCTTGTCCTTTTTCGTCGTTCGTGGCGTGTAGCCTTCCAGTATCTCTAAGCATTGGCGAGGCGTTGGGAACCAATCCAGCTCCTTGCAGACGCGCTCAGTCATGTAGCTTAGGGCTTCCTTTGTATAGCCGCCAAGAATCCGCGCATAGACTGCTGTCCGCATTTGTCCTCTTTGCTCATCGGTGTTCTTGCTTGGCAGTGTTGCTTCAATGAATTGCAGTTGCTTGGCAAGCTCGTGTGTTTCTACTGGCACGTTCTCGATCGGCATCGCTAGGGCAAGCGATCTTAGCTCATCGCACTCTGATACTGTAAGCTCAGAACGGGTCATCAGGTCGTCCATCCGCGACATATCGAAGTGCTGCGGCAAAGCCGTTGTCGTTTCTAGAGTTACCAGTTGTCCGATTTGTTGTGCCATTTTTCTGCTCCTTAATTTCGTAAAGGTCTGTCCAGCTGTTCATTGTGCTGCGATCTAGAACCTCTGTTATGTCTTGGCCCTTGGCTCTCAATTTATCCAGCTTACTGATAGCTTGATTGTAAGCCCTGTCTGTCAATGGCTTCTTGCGAATCATTCGCATCTCCACCCAACCATTCCAAGCATCAATCGGAATCCAATCCGGAAGCTCAGCTCTTATATACTTGGTGGTTAATTGATGTATCTTTGGTGTATTGGGTGACACTGTGTCAGGGGTGGGGTGACTCTCTGTCAGGGGTGGGGTGACACTGGGACAGGGGTGACACTGTGTCAGGGGTATCGAAATCCAATAACGATTCCCTTTGCCAAGCACTTCATCGCGCCTAACAAAGCCCATAGATTCTAAGTCACGAATGATACGCTGAACCGATCTGTCAGCCATACTGGTCTTAATGGCTAATCGTTCAATGGAGGGCCAGCACAACCCTTCATCGTTTGCCCAGTCTGCCAAAGACAGAAGGACAAGCTTTTGTGTAGATGATAGGTCTTCCCTATCCCATACTGCTGTCATTAATTTGATACTCATGACGCAATATCTTGCGTGATGGTTCTATGGCGTGTATTACTCATTACAGCGATGCCTCCTTATTAGGCGTTGTTTGGGCTGGATCGAGCGCTCTTCACTTCGCTCTCCAGCCCTTACCACTAACCACAATTAACGATTAAAGTAAAGCTCAATTCTTGCAGCATTGACCGGAATGCCTTTTCAGCGTATCTTGCGCGGATTGGTACTCCTTACCGAAACGAACTGGGTGGCTTCGGTCACCCTTTTTTTATTTGGTCTCACGAAGCTGGTGGTGAGGAAATAGCGCGATAAACACAGCGCGGCGAAGTGGCCAATCCCTAACAACGACTCCCTTCACTTCGTGAGTAATTAACACACCGTTTTCCACATATTCAAAGTCAGATTTATAAGCAACGCGCCTACCATTAGCGTGCTTTAGCTGCTTGCCATTGATGACGAAATAATATGTTGGGTGGATTGTCAGGTCGCTGATCTCACCAGAAGCCTGCAGATCGTGAAGCTCATTGCACGTTATAGCCTCTCGCTTGCTGTCATGGGTGTGGCCAGCAGCGCACTGAGATTTAACAGCGCGGTATTTTCCGAAGCGTTTCATGCTTTAAGCTTCTGATCCACTAGCCGCTGAAGTGCTTCGTTAGCCAGCAGCCATGCGCCAAGCGTCGGTTCATTGCGTTTGCTTTTCCAGTTAGACAAGGTGACGCGGGTCAGCCCAGCTTCGTTTGCTATCTGATAAGCCCTGATCTTGTGCGCCCTGGCAAGGTCATAAAACTCTGCAATCGCTTGGTCTACATTGGTCATTTTAAACTTTCTTTCGATTGTGGATAAAAAACGCTTTTAATCTTATGCGGATTAGTTACAAGGGGTTTGGCAAATAAAAGGAGATACCACAATGCCAGTACATAAAAAGCTTAACGAAGCGCGGATTGCCTTCCACGCATTGCCGCTCAAAAAGTCCGGTCACAATACGTTTGCTGGATATAAATATTTTGAGCTTG